CCGAAAAGAATATGACGCAAGAGAATGGCTACAAAAATGAGTCCAAATTATGATCCTGACTGGAATCCAGATGACTATGATATGACTCTTAAATATGAGCCAATGGATCAATCTAAAATTTCTTTTATCCTAGCGATGTATCAAAAGGAACCAGTATTAGACTATATCAAACAGTTATGGAAACTTATTGATTATCAAAAACAAGAAATTTGGAAACAAAGAAAAGAAATTATCTCAGTCAAGCATAAAATAGCATGGAAACATTATGACAAAGAAATAGACTATGCTGATCCTGTAAATAGAGTCAATACTAATAAACCAAAACGTACAGATGAAATGGGTTGCTAAATGTTTAAGATTACAGAAGTAAAAAGTTGGGCTAAAACTTGGGGTTATTCTATCATTAAAGAGAAAGATGATAGTGTTAATGGTGCTAGTTATTACTGGTGCAAAAACGACGATCCAAATGCTACAGGAGTTGCTCTTAGTGTGAGTAAAGTTGCAACCGCTATTTATAATCATATGACTAATGATAAATATGTAGAACATCAAAAACAATATCAAGAGAAAAAAGATGATACAAAATTCTCAACAGCAGAATAATGATATTGAAAATCAATGTTTAGTACCAGTTGTTGTTACTGCTCCTATAATAAATGGTATAATTGGTGGAATATCCAGTGTAATTACTGCTTATTTTTTTAAGCCAGTATGGGAAAAAATAACAAAATTATGGAAAAATAAGGATAAATAAATGAGTCAAGTAAAATTAGTTAGTGTTACTCCAGATGCTGAAAAATTAATGGCCTATTGTGCGAGAGTAAGTAATCCGAATAATCAAAACAACGATAACTATGCTAAACTTTTAAAGTATTGTATTGATCATAAGCATTTTTCCATATTCGAGCAAAGTTTTATGACTGTGGAAATTAATACAACTAGAGGTCTTGCTGCCCAAATTCTACGACATAGATCGTTCACTTTTCAGGAGTTTAGTCAACGATATGCAGATGCGACATTATTGAGTGAAGAAATTCCATTATTTGAACTTCGTCGCCAAGACAATAAGAACAGACAGAATAGTATTGATGATATTGATCATGAAATAGTAGTTAAGTGGAATACTCAAATAAGAGAACATTTTTCAAAAGCAAAAGCGATATATGATAGCATGATTAAAGACGGGGTGGCTAAAGAGTGTGCCAGATTTATACTGCCATTAGCAACTCCAACAAGACTTTATATGAGCGGAACAGTTCGTTCGTGGCTACATTATATTGAATTACGTTCTGGTCATGGTACTCAAAAAGAACATATGATTATTGCTAATGAATGTAAGAAAATTTTTGTTGAACAATTTCCTACTATTGGAGAGGCATTAGGATGGACACTTTGACCATTAATATTACTCCAGAGATTTATCAAGAAGCAGAACAACGTAATCTGTCTTATAAAAACAAATATGGAAATACTGGCACTCATAGATTAAACAAAGATCGTCAAAGAATGACGGGGTATCTAGCAGAAGCCAGTATTAGATCGTATTTTCCTCAACTAAATTATAGCGATAATGATAATGTAGATTTCATAATTGATTCAATAACAATTGATTCAAAAGCACAAGGATGTAATACGAAACCATTAGATAATTATGTTGGAACACTTTATGAAGAACAAAAAGCAAGAGATGTAGATTATTATGTTTTTAGTAGAATAAAAAATGATTTTACCATCGCATGGATATGTGGGGCTATTTCAAAAAAAGACTTTTTCGATCTTTCGACCTTAGTAAAGGCTGGAACGACCAATAATAATTTTACATACGATCAAAGTAGGTATGAGATACAATATAATAAATTAATAGATATCAAGTCATTTCTTAACCAGATTGGATCATATAATGAAACTGTTTAATATTACTGCTCAGGTTTATAAGAATAATGATCTTTCAAAACAGAATCTATTAATAAATGAGGTTCACGATGGCTTGTCCTCTGAAGAAGCATTAAATAATTTTAAGCTTCATTTTCCTTCCATAGAATACTCTTTAGTAAAAATCCTATCTGTTGAACAAATTTCTAAAGTTTTTGCTTGACTGTAGCCGATACTTGTGGTATGCTGGTCAAAAACGAGGAAACTATGCGTTACGGATTGTGTTGTATTTCGCTCAAACTTAAAGAGCAGGGTATTGGTCATCAGACCATGACTTTTAAACGCTTCAATTCTCTGCCGCGAGAAGAAGCCATAGCAATACTTGGAGATAGGATTCTTAATAATCTTATTACTACTCGTAAAACTATTGAGTTTTGCGGACAAAGTGACTATGTTTATCGTGTTAGTAGCGATATTTTTCCTCTCATTACTTATGATGAGGCTAATGTAAGTTTGGAAGATTTGCCAAACCATGATGAGATTCAAGATGAGTTTGATAATATCTCACAAACTATTATCTCTAGTAATGTTCGTGTTAGTTGTCATCCTAGCGAATTTAACAGTTTGTCTAGTTTGACTCCAAAAGTTGTGGAAAAGACTATTACAGAATTGAACTTCTATAGTAGTTTTTTTGACAGAATTGGCTTGCCAGCAGACACTAATTCCCCCATGAATTTACACGTTCATAACAACAATGGAACCAGAGAAGAAATTAGTCGTCGTTTTTACGAGAACTTTAAAAAGTTGGATGAGAATTGTCAGGCAAGGCTCACCATAGAAAATGATGACAAACTTAATTGCTGGAGTGTGAAAGAATTAGTAGATATTTTTCACCCGATTACTCGCATCCCGATCTGTTTTGACTATCTGCATCATAAGTGCCACCCCAATACTTTAACGGAAGTCGAAGCAATTAATATGTGCTTTGACACTTGGCAAACTCGTCCATTATTTCATTATAGTGAGAGTAGGGTTGGAAATAATCCAAGGGCTCATGCTGATTATGCTGAAAATGCTTTTGATACTTACGGACTAGAATTTGACGTTGATATGGAACTGAAAGCAAAAGACTTGGCTATAGAAAATCATATAGAAATTACTAAGGGAGTCGCAGCATGAGTCATCATCTAATTTTAATTACAGGATTAATTTATATTTGGGTGGCCTTTGAGCAAGGAATCTTGCATAGGAACTACGGTATGCTTATTACATATATTGGCTACGCATTTGCAAATATTGGTCTATATATGTTAGCATCAAAATAAGGGGTTACTTATGAAAGAACCAACAAAGATAAAACTTACTGATAATCCAGAGAATAAAAACGTAAAATTAACACCACTACCATCAACGCAATATTATGATGTTGAAATGTCAGATGATGTTTACATAAAATCATTGGAAATATATGAAGATAATCAACAAGACAATTCGGAAAGCATATAATAATTGGAATCCTTGCAAGGCCATTCGTTGTTATCATTTCTCAGCAGCATTTCATGGGACTAAATTAATTTGTTTCACCAAAAACAACCCGATTAAGACTCATGCTGGTGCTTATAGAATCGGTGAAGATTTTAATCTGGAAAAATATAAGGAGTTCCCATATTATCATTCTGAATCTCGTCTTATTTCTAAACTTTTGGATCAGTATAATACCATTGATTCTAATTGGTCAGTTGTTGTATTGCGTATCAACCGAAAGGGACTTATTTTAGGAAGTAAGCCTTGTAAGAATTGTAATAAACTTTTAAGTGCTGTTGGGTTAAATACAATTTATTATAGTACAGACGATGGAAATTTTATTGACAACTTTGGAAATTTGATTGAAGGCAACCAGTTGACAGTGCCGATGGTTATGGTATAATCCGCTATACGGAGGCTACCTATGAATTGTATTTATTGTCAAGAAAATGTTGGATTTGACCGCTACGAGTTTCTTGTCGAAACTGGTCGCAAAATTATCTGCAAAGATTGTAGTGTAGAAAATCGTGCTGTGGGATTTTTATCATACAGCCATAAAACGGCCCCTGAATTAGTAATGATACCAGCAAACAATAAAGAAGAAATCAGAAGATGTAAAAGGGTAAATCGTAGGGCTAGATAATGATTAAAATCAAATTTTTTTATACCAATTTCAATATCGAAATACAAAAATGGTTAGATGAAAATCAAAATATAGAGATTATATCTACCAACTTAGCCTGTAATAGACTAGATTGGGCATATTCTGTTCTTTACAAAGAAAAAAGAGAAATCAATGAATAAAATGACTTGGCTAGATTTATATAACTTTCTTTATGAAAGGGCCAATGATATTAATAGTGAAGGTAATTTTCCTTGGCAAGAACCTGTACAGGTATTTGATTTTGAAACTCTAGAATATTATCCAACAGATTTCATTGAAATGCCTGATGATAAACTATCTTTGTCTATTGATACAGCACAAAATATGGAGACAACCTAAATGGAATTAGAAATTGAAAGCCTATTGTTTAAGCAAGTTGAAAAACCTAAGCATCATCTTATGACAAAGATCATTAATGTTTGGGAAAATCGTTATCGTATTAATGTTTATACTGAAGTTTTTGATGAAACTATTCAATTAACTAAGCGTAAGATTAGTGCTAGTTATTTTTGTCATTATAGTCCTGATAAACTTGAAATAAAGGACAGTCCAAATGGATCAGGAATTACAACAACAACTATTTGATAAATATCCAGAACTCTTTTCTAATAAAGATAAGAATATTATGTCTAGTTGCATGGCATGGGGAATAGAATGTGGAAATGGTTGGTTTGATATTATTTCTCCTCTTTGTTTTATGATTAAGAACCACGAAAATAATATTGTTTGGCAGACAGAGTATAAACAAAAAACTGAACCAGAATACAAAAACGATTATATTCCTGTAAAGTTCGATCAAATCAAAGAAAAATTTGGCGGTCTTAGAATATACTTTAGTGGCGGGGATGATTATGTTGAAGGATTAGTTTCTATGGCAGGGGCTATGAGTTATAAGATTTGTGAAGTTTGTGGAGACAGAGGAAGTCCAAATGAAAATGGCTGGATTAGCACTCTTTGTGACGGTTGCAGAAAATCTTAAAGAACGCTACTTGACAACGCCGATAATCCTGTTATACTTGGAGCATAAGACTTAACAACACAACGGAGACAATGCTATGGGAAAAGGACAAAAAGCCTGTGAAAATTGTGGTCAAACTACTGGCCCCCGTGCTTATGCTTGTAAAAAGTGTAATACTCCTTTCGTCTTTAAAACAAAGAGTAAGGAACATAAGAACACAAAAATTATTCAGAATGTTAACTGGCGTGAACTGGTAAAGGGAGATAGAATCAAGGTTGGCGGCGGGCCTTATTTTTTTAGCAAGGGCGAGTTTATCCCTATGGGTTATAGGGGAAAGTTTGTGGTTGAATCAGTAGATAAGAATGGTATTCTTGCTTGGGGCATTGACAAGAACGCTGGATTTGCTCACATTTATATGGGCGGAGATATTCAGAATAAAGAAACTGGTGTTTGGAAAACTAGGCATAAGTTGATTAAGTTGAAACAGAAAGAACCGACAGCATGAGTTTAAATCCTCAACAAAAAGAAGCACTAGAAAATCTTTATTCTCATAGAGATCATATAGAAGATCATATGAATAAAATTGATACTATTTTAAAGATGTATTTTCCAAAAGAATATAATTTAGCCTATCAGCACTGGATACCGCAAATTAAAACTGGCCTAAGAGATGATATTAAATGGCTACCAAGAGGACAATATTCAATG